AACGAAAGCACGTGTGTGCCCTCCAGTCCCGAGGTTTTTTTGTAACAGAAGCACGTCTTGTCGAAAGGTTGGTCCTCCTTCCCGATCTCACACAAGGTGACGCCGATTTGAAAGCACGCGTCGTCCTTGACGTGGGGGTCGGGAAATTTCCCCGTCGATGAGTTAGACTCTATGTCAAACGAGGCCAAGACGAACGGGGCGACGTCGTCTCTCTCCACCGGACGCAAGGTTTCCCACTTCACACACCAGAGGTCGATGTCGACGCGGTTGAGGTTACACCTGCGACAGTCCTCGCCGGTCTCCAGCCAACCAGTGGAAGAGATGCCCGAACGGTGCATGAAGGCCAGACAAGGATCGAGATTGGCCTCGTACACTTTCGGTTGCCACTTGGAACTCTTGCAATTCAAATACATCACCCTCCGGAGGAAGGACTCGATCTGCTTTCGGTGGGCGAGCGCCTTGCTCTCGATACGCAGGAAAGGGAATGTCTCCCCGTGAGAGTACCCCCACATGTCTTTCTTGTGCTCCAACGTGGCCGAGAGGACGCACCCAGGACATCGCTCTTCTATTTTTCGAAGGATCTCTCTCTGCGTGCCCGGGCGATCGTCGGGGATCCTCACGAAAAGGTATGGGTTAAAGTTGAAGGAGACGCACACGCTCTTGCCAGCATCAGTCTTCCCGAAGACGGAGACTTGGTGTTCGCTCACGTTCCCTTCCTCGTCGTTCACGTCTCGGGCCTCCCAGGTGAGGGCCTGGAACAGCATCTCGCGCGCTTTGAATTAAAGTCGAGTGAAATTTTTATGTGAGCATATAACAGTTAAACAAAAATGGCTGGTGTGATCGCTTTAACCGCGACTGGAATCCAGGACGTGCATTTGACTGGAGAATCCCCTTCGGTGAGTTTCTTCCGACAAGCCTACAGACGGTATTTGCCGTTCGCGATCAAGCCGGAGCGCCTCGATTACATTGGTACTTTTGGTGCTAACAACGAAGTGTCTATCCCGATCCCGTCCAAGGGCGATCTCCTGACTCACGTGTGGATCGAGTGCCCGAACATCGCCGCTACCGGCACTAACACCACGGGCTTCTACTCCCAAGACGTGCAAATCCCCACCGAGTTCACCCTCAACATCGGCGGTCAGCCGGTGGTCACGATCGACGCCTTGTACGTTCAGGCCGTGCACAACGTTTTGATGCAACCGTCCCAGGCGAAGGCGTCCTCCTCCGTGACGACGGCCGTGGTCAAGGGTAACGGTGAAGGTAACAGCGCGGGTGCGTCTGGACACTACGTCATCCCGTTCTGGTTCTCCGAAGACTGGACCAAGGCCCTCCCACTGCTCGCCATGCAATACGCCGAGGTGACCATCTCCGTCAAGTGCCGCGGCGGAACGTTCTCCCCGTCCGCCACACCGAAGGTGTACGGTATGTTCGCCTACTTGGACACCGTCGAGCGCGATTTCTTCGTCAAGCAACCGTACGAAATGTTGATCACTCAAGTCTCTCGCCAATTGGCTTCCAACACTGACACCGAATACGACCTTTCCTATTTCAACCACCCAACCAAGTCCATCCACGTGGTCTCCGGTAAGGCCACTGGAGGTCACTGGTCCGACCAGTGGACGTTCACGGGTGATGCCACGATGTACATTAACGGCACCCCTCTCTTCGAAAACATGTCCAATGTGTATCACCACACTATTGTGCCGGAATTGCACTGCACCAACCTCCCGGATGGGGTCTTGGACACCGTCCCGGTTTTCACCTGGCCACTCAGTCTCAATTTCGGCCGCTCCCAACCGAGCGGTAGCCTCAACCTCTCCCGAGTGGACGGGGCGAAGATTCACATCGAAGGCCCGACCGGTGGTAACACGCAACACTCCTTGTATGCGGTGAACTACAACATATTGAAGGCGAAGGATGGCCTATGTGGGGTCCTCTATGGTAATTAGAACCTCCACATAGGGATTTAATCTGTAGCGTATTGGAAATTCTAAAATTAGATTATTTATTTTTACTTTCCTTTGGAGGGTGTACACAGGAATCATTACCTCCTCCAAAGAAAAAAAAACTGGTGCGCCACACACCACCGCCAGAGATGGATCTCGTCGACGCGTTCCAGCCGTCGCTCGGCGACGACTACTTCTTAGAGATTGCCGTGATCGGCGCGGAGACGGACGAACTCGTCCGCGTCTACTTTAACACCCTCACGAAGATCCAACGCAAAGTCGCGGAGTTCGGCGGCCCGCAGGGGTGGAAGATCCTTCCGTGTGGGCACAACCACGCCGGGTGCAAATCCGTCGTCTTCGAAAAAGAAATTTCCCCCGCGGCCCTCGAGGGGGTGTGCGAACAATTTAGTTTGGGTATTTTGGAACTCGAGCGGATGCCCCCCGCGACGCCCGAAGATATGACCATGTTAATAAAAAAAACCTGATTTTCCCTCATTCCGCGACGCACGAGAAATCTGTTGACCCCCTCAATTTCGGCCCAAAATCTGTCCGAAATTCACATCTTGCGTCAAAAAGTGAGCAATTTTCAATTTCATTTTCACGACCCCCGAAAATGTTTCAAGTTACCAGTGCCGATGATGTCGCGAAATTATTGCGCAAACATAATTACGATGAACTCATACATTTGGCAAAAACATGCGATGATGACGAGTATGGAAAAGCAGTCTTAAATAGGTTGATGAGGGACGTACTGAACACGAAAGTAGGGGAACTCCTCCGTGAACTCTTGAAGAGGGGGGCGATCCTGGAAACGAGGGCGAAACCCGGCCCGAAACCTGGTGCGAAGAGAAAGTCACCCGCACCGGCGTCCCCGGCGAGAAAGAAGAAGCAGGTCGAGGAGGAGGCGGAGCCACAAGAGCCCACCATCGCCACGGTGGCGGCAGCCGCTGAGGCGGAGGCGAGTGGTGAGGACGCGGAAGCCGATGCGTTCAATTCACCCAAACCTAAGAAGAAGAAGACGTGAGACCCATGTCTTCTCGGAGTTCATCGATGCTCCTATAATAACGTTTCAAGTCCTTCATAAACCTTTTATTGTTTTCCAAACACTCGCACTCTAACTTATTTTTCAATAAATAAGCCAAGTTAGATTTTGAATATCTCGTCTCCTTTTGATTCTGCGTCGGTCGTCGAGCCACGAGAGCCTTTTTAGGTTTTTCCTTCTTTTTTTTCGGTTCGATGCGGTTCACGAACGAGAGGGCTTGCATGAGGGTGTCCGCCAAATCGTCCTTCTTTTTAGAGGCGTCGAAGAGGGCCAACCAGTGACGATTCGCCCCGTCGTCGTCGATGTACTCTCGGCATCGCTCGATGGCGGTCTTCTTCCGTTTCAGGTAGGCGCGCTTCCCTGGACCCGCGACGTCGGGCACCTTGTGTCGCGCGTCGTACAGGATCGTCTCTGCGTGTGGGGCTTTAATGACAAAGTACGCGTGTAAGAAATGCATCACACATACCATGCGTTTGTTTTTCGAGGGCTGTTTTTCGATGAGAATCGTTTTCAATCGGGAATCCCTGACCCATGGACGCTCGTCCAGGTGGTCTCTCAGGGTCACGTAGAGGCCATCTTTGTGTTCGGGTGGGACCCCGGACACGTCCCACTCTTGGACGATTCGAGATTCGTCGTCGAGGAGACACATGGCGAGATTACGAATGCCAACGTCAATAGACAGGATCATTCTTCTTTATTATTAAAAAACGTCATATCTTTAATTTCGCCTCGTGTATTTCGCGAGGCGTTTCGGGTAGCGACTCGTGCGCACGAAACCAATCTTGAGGAGAGCCTCCTCGAAAGCCTCCAACTCGTCCTCGAACCACACCTCCGCCCCGTCGATGGCGCGCAGATCGGTGGTGAACTCGAGCCCATCTGGAATCGCGTTGGCGTCGTCGGTGAAATCGATCGTCTCCTCACACGTAACTCTAAGAAACTTTTCACTCAACACAGAGTCGTCCGCGAAGACGAATGAAAACTGTTTGCTGTGTGCGTCGTGCTCGAGGAGAATCGGCGTTCCCAGAGACGCACTCAGGAAAGAGCATGCATCCCTGATTTCCCCCACGTACACAACGCGGTCGGTCGTCAAGTCAAATCCCTTGCAGTGAGTGTAGATGCTCATCTTGTATTGTACTGATACAGTGGGCGACATCTTTATTTACTTAAACTTAAATCCACCACCACCCATCTTCTTCGAGGCGGCGCCACTCATGTTCGTGGTGGCCTTTTGACCAGCCGGGGAGAGGGCGAATGCGAGGATAGCGAGGCACACGACACAGAGGACGATACCACTGATGGCGTAGATACCCGTGAAGGAACCGACGATTCCGGAGATCCCCTCACCGATGGAATCAATGATCGACGCGAAACCCGTGTTCTCTTGCTTGACGGACGCCTCCGCCTTGGCCGACAATTCGTTGACGATCTTCGTCTCGGAAATCTTCTCGGCCAGTTGGTCCGTCACCGCCGACGCGGACAAAACCGCCACGATATCCTGGGACAAGTCGAGGCCACCCTTCCCCTCTGGGCACACGAAATTGCCCCCGATGATCAACTCCTCTTGGTTGATGTTCACCTGTTCGGCGAACAATTCCGTTAAATTCTCCGTCGTAATGTTTGTCTCTACGATGTTACGAACGGTCGTGTTGATGGTTTGTTCGATGTTTTGATCTGATTTACCAATGACGTCCGAGAGTGAGCCCAACTCGGTGAGCATCTCCATGTTCGCGGCCGCGGATTGTTCCATACTGTTGGCGATGTCGTGCTTCATGTTTACGATTTCTTTGACGGTCGCATCCACTGTCGATACATTCTTTGCGTCAATTTTCTGTGCGGTCTTGATCTTACAACCGACGACACTCCCCCTGATGACAATCTTCAATTTGTTAATGTTCGTCTGAGAAGAACCAACCTTCACAGTGTTCTTTGTGATTTGGTTAGTGATGGTCTGGTTCAGCGCATCCATGTTAAAAAACTGCTTCACGGTCTGGGACTTGCTTCCTCCCATGGTCGTTTGATATAATCACACAAAAAAATATCTGTGCGAACCATATATGAAGATTACCAGAAGAAGCCTCTTGCTCCTCGCCGTTGTCGCCGTCGTCACCTTTTTGTTGGTGCGTCGTCAAAAAAGAGAGTTCGCTGGCAACAAATTGAAGGTTCTCAGGTTCGTGAATGAAAACCCGGCAGCCGATGGCTTCGCGGTCATAGCTGAGTTGGAAGCCGAAGGGTTCTCGGTGGAACCACCCCAAATGGAAAAGATCCTCGAACTCGCGAAGCAACCGAAGAAGAAGGCCCTCGCCGATTTTATTTTAGCAATGTAATAGTAGATGGGAGACGAGGAAGATTATCAGTGTAAAACTAGACCCAAAACGATTGACCACTTGAGAGTCTGTGAAAAAATCGCACCCGAATTCATCAAGGCCCCCACGCTAAAGATTTTCCACAGATGGCTCGAGACCTCACGAGATGAACTGGGAGAGGATGTCGCGAAGCAACTTTTC